AGTATTGCAACACCGTTTTTGATAAAGAAGTCGTCATGTGACTCCGATACTCTAACGCTAACCTCTTCACGATCATAAATTACCGCGCCTTGCGTCCAATCTCCAATTAAGAAGTTATTAACAGGCATCGCATTAGTAATTACAACAGGTACGCGCCAAACTGCCTGTGTAGCTGTATCTGTAGGCATAGCAACCATTAGGTAATGACCGTCAGTAGCTTTTGCTGTTTCTAGTATTTCCCAATCAACAGGATTTAATACTAAACCAGTCATATTGTAATACTCTTGCACTTGGCAAGCTGTAATTGCTGAACGTATATGATCAATCATTGCCGCAGGAATATCAGCCGCCGCCGTTCCATTGGCAAGCTCGCCAACTGTGGAAACGCCTGCATCAACCATTAACCCAGTAAGCTCTTGCCCGGTTCCGTCACCTTGTAGCAATTGCTGATCGGATTTTAGATCAAGTCCATAAACCAAGCGACCGTTCAACAAGCTTTGCATCATAGGCGCATCACTCAAAACTTGCCTTGAAGCCGCAAACCAATGCGCTACTGTGCTGATTGTTTTACTAATCAATTCATAAGTAACTTCTGATTTGGCCTTTGCGACAAATTCACCGCCACCAGTACCGGCAACAGTACCTTGAACATCAGCACTATTGGTAAATACGTTTTCGCGCATATACTCAATAGCATTTGATGCGGTTGGCACTGTGGGTATTAAATCACGTATGCGAATCGCTCTAACTGGGTTTTGATATACAGTTGTGTCGCGGTCTGGACGAACCAAAGCGCCCGCACTAGCGGCTAAACCTGTTATATCTTTCTTGTCCAAAGTAACAACGGCAACTGAACGAGAATTAGACTCGCTGGCGGTTGTATAGTTTTTAGACTCTACGAATGATTGACCGATAGATTTTAAAATCGGGTTTGCTGCATCATACTTTTGCGCTTTAATCTGAATATTTTTAAGTTCAGTGTCCAGCTTTTCAAAAAGCTCCTTAAGCTCATTGTGTGAAACAATTTGAGCGTCTAGCTTTTCTTTTGTTTCAACTGTAGATTCGCCTAATTCTTTAGCCTCTTGCTTTGACTCTTTTTGAAACAAGGCGATGTTAGCGGTGCTTTCATTTAATTTTACTACTAGCTCTTTAATATCCATTAGTGGAACTCCTATAATTATTAACGGGCAAAATACCCAAAGTTTTCAAGGGCTTCTTCAAGCTCTTTCAATTCTTGCGGCTGATTACTCGTTAAAGTGCATTTAGGCGGCTTTTCGGTTAACAGTGCTTTCAACTCAGCTAATTTAATAGCTAAATCGTTGACTTCTTCAAGTGTTAAATTCTCACCTGATAAAATTTGTTCTGATATGCTTTTGACTGACAGTATTTTTGCGGCTGAATTTGCAGGAAAATCTACAGGGCCAAACTCAAATAATTTAACTTCGTGAATGTGTCTTATGCCACCGTCATCAATATTGCTTTTGCTTTGAGGTATATTGAATTGAATTGATTGCTCAGTAAGAACCCCATCACGCGCAAGTTTGAGCGTTTCTTCACCGCTTGGCGTGTCTGAAATATAAGCGACTGTTGCCAGCCCTTTAGAATCTTCAAACATTTCAAGAGGCTTGCCAATCAATATAGAGTGATTCCTCATAACTTTAATAGAACTCAATCGTTCGCTAATGGTCTTTTTAAACGCGCCCTTGTGAATAACGTCACCGACTTGATCTAAATCCCACGTTGCAGCATAGCCTGATATTTCACGTTTATTCATATCAACGTCAGCTTTAAACTCTATGCTTTTGACTAATGGCACGTTGCGCCCTCTTTTGATTAATTCGGTTTATGTGCTTATTTTACCACTTGTTTGCAATATTACGCAAATTACAACGAATAACCCGCTGCGCATCTGCAATTTATAATTTCTTTGGCACTTCCTGAAGTGTCGCCTGGTTGCATTAATAAATCATCACCGACAACAAAAGGGTTGTCTATCTCCACTTTCTGACCGTTAGCCACTAAGTGAGTCATCCTTGTTCTTTCTGTTGGTGACGCTATCCACTCTTTTTTTAATGGAAGCCTTGTTGACTTGGCTGCTAACTGTGTCGAAGCATTGCTTGAACCGTGTGATTCTGTTCTTGCTATCATGCGCCCGCGTAAGCGTGATAATTCACCGCCAGCGTTGTTTATTCTCGATTGTATTAACTGGCCTGTTTGTATTTCGCTCAAGCCCTCCTCAATGCTATCGTCTAAAGCCTCGCGTATTATTGTTAGCGCTTGGCTTTCTGTTGTCCCCGCTATCAATGTTACTTTTAGCGCTGATTGTGTTTTTATCCACAATTGCCGGGCTAGATTAAATTGCGGTGTATTTGGTACATCTTTTTTGATTTCGTTGGCCTGGCAATGCTTCACTATGTTATTTAAAAGCCGTTGACCAAACATTTTATATGATTGTGTGTAGAGTCTTGTTAGTAAATCGCCTATTCTGCGCTCATGTATGATTACAGCGTCTTTATCACTTCTTGCGATTGCTCTCATTGCCCTAGCTATTTCACGCCTGAATAAACCCTCATAACGCCGTGATAACTGCAAATACATGCGCTCTTGTAAAGCCTGTTCGCGTTTCGGTGTTAATCCTGTTATTAGTCTAGCCACTTGAAAGCCTCTTTTCACTGTCCATATGCGAGCGCCTTTAACATTGATTTTACACCATCGTCATTCATGTTTATGCTAGGTTCAGGCGGTTCTATTTCGTCTGGCAAGTCTTCAGGATCAAAGCCCATCTCTAAACGCTTATTGATAGCCTCGGCACTAAAGCCCATATTCCAAAGCTTTTCAGCATTCGCTAGTTTCTTTTCCAGTGTAACTTGAAGTGCAGCAACGTTTGATAAGTCAAATTCCATGCAAATATCAGCGCCAAACTCTGATGCTAGTTGGTGATCAAACTGTCGCTTGTATAATTCCAATTGCGGTATAATTGTTTCAGTCCACAATTGTTTCATCATGGCCTCGGCATTTGCCAAATTCAAATCTTCAGTGAAGCCCATGGCACCCAATGGGACGCCAAATACCGCCGCGATCTCAGTCCAAACTGAACGCCTTGAATTAGTAAAGTCCATTTCTACCGCTGTCCGTGATAACTGGTTGATTTTGCCACTTGACACTAAAGGCGATCGCGCATTTTCTGGTGTTTGCGATCTTTCTTTCAACTTCTTCTGTATTGAATCTATTTGATCTTGCTGAATGCCCTCTGGTACTTCTATATGTATATCAGATATATTACGGTTTTGTAGGCTGGATTTCTGCCAGTCTCCAGCTTCCCTGTCTATATCTGTAGCCCTGCCCGCCGCCATCAATACAGGCTGCCCAAAATAAACGCTCTGCGGGTTAGGTAGCTTTAACTGAACCATGTTTTCAGGCTCAATATCATGCTTTGAATTGCCGTTTTCATACTTATACATAGCAATTAAGCGCTCTTTGCCGGGCTTTATTTTAATGTATTGTGAGTTAAGCAAAGAAATCATTATAGGATAGCCCCGAGCGCCGCCTTTGACTTCAGGCATAAACGCCGAACCCGATAAATCAAGCATCTGACTAGCTAAGTACATTAGCTCGTACCATGATTGATCTAAATTAGGGCTTTTTATTAACTGGTTTAATGGGTGTTCATCTGGTAACCGCTCTAATTCGCCTTTGCTGTTTTTCTTTGCAGCGTACCAAGGAACGGACGCTATTAGCTTGGCGCGTTTTTCTACCGCTGCATAGACTATTGAACTGGCGTTATAACCTTCATTTATAGCTGTACTCGTACACCAATCGGCCTGTGCTTTGCCATATAAATTCCAGCTTGGCTGACTTTCAGCTGTTGTGATTGATTTTAGCGCATATACGATTTGATTTTCGACACTTGGCACGTTAGACGATACCGCTTTATTAGACGATTTAAACAGATTTAACGGCCACATTTACGCGCACCTCCATTGTAGAATGATTAGATTATAGCAAGTAAAGCCATTAACAAGCAAAAACAAAGACCTTATTCGTTGTGTAGTGTTCGCAAGCGTACCTGAGTGAGTCTATAAAATGATTAAAGTCATCAATAGGTTTGTTTAATTGTTTGTTGTTTTTATCAATAGCCCAGCAATAATTATTAAATTCTGTCATAAACTCGACTAAATGAGCATTTACTATTATTTCAAATTCAAGTAAGAAGTCTACGCCGGTGCTGATTGATCCAGCGCCTTTCATTGCACCACGTATATTAATGCTCTTTGTTTTCAGGTAGTCGATAGATTTGGGTTCTGAGCTATCCGCTGTTGTAAGATGCCTGTGCGCAAATAGTGATTTTATGCGCTCGGCTATATTAGCATTGGTAAGCCCTTTCTCATAAAACCCATCATACACATATATTTTTTTATTCTTTATGTCGATATATGTTTGATTGAATGCGCTAGGATCATTCGTATAACCAAAGTCCAAACCTTGAACGAAGTCTAGACCTGCAATTTCTTCTTGTCTTACTAGCCTTGTGATTACATTATTAAATACTAACCCTTCAGCAGTACCCCACTTACCAAGTGCATAAATACCATAATACCTTGGGTTTGTTTTCTTCTTGTTTTCCATAACCATTTTATATTCGTCATCAATAAAATAGTTGTCTAAGTATGTTGTGTGTAGCGTAAACACATCTTGTATTGGATCATCAAAAAACATCTTCTTGATCCAATGTTGCTCACTGATAGGATTGAATGTAAGCGTTATTTGTTTGATATACTTAGTGACGCCACGCAAGCGTAAATCTAACTGCTCAAAGTCCTCTTGTGTTAGCTCAGTAGCTTCTTCTATCCATATCGACGTAACACCCTCGATAGATTTTAACTTCTCTACGTCATCAAGGCCGCTAAACATAATTTGCGAGCCGTTCAATTTATATATAATTGTTTTATCAGTGAGGTTTACATCAAATTCGCTTGTTAAATACCATATTGAAATGATGTTTTTTATTAGCGCAAATACTGACCGTTTAATTGTTCGGTCTACTTTTCTTATGATTAGGAGGTTATGTTTAACGTCTTTTTCTTTCAATACTCTGTATAAAAACTTTCTAGCTACAATGTGACTCTTGCCACTATTGTGGTGCACCGTACCATCTTCTGAAACGTAATTGTTAGTGTCTAAAACCTGCATACACCAATACTCTGAAAAATCGACTCTATCTATTGACAATATAGGATTTGGCTCGACGAGGGAGGTCGAACTTGAGCGGCCGTGTGTTAGAAAATCGCCTTGTTGTTGCTCAGAAAATAAAGCGTAATCTCCTACCTCTTGAGGTAGTGGATCATATTGACGACATTCGGTTGCATAACGAGCCATCCAATTTACGTTTATTTTCGAGTAATGTTGAGCATCTACGCTCGACGCTGAGCGGCAATATTCCGAAATGGTCTCAAGATGGGAAGGTTGCGCTTGACTTATCTCGTCGCCGCTCGACAGCATATCAACCCGTTGATACTCACCTGTTGAAAGTAAAACAAGGTGATGCCCGCTTGATTGAAATACTCCGTTGCGCGTTGAAACTTGGTATAGATAGTCCCTACCTTTTGGGAACGAGCCACCACTTAAAGAAAGCTGGAATTGTTGATTTTTATCACTCCAGCTTAGCACTCGCATTGGCCGGTCTATATCGCAAATACGCATAAGTCCGTATTCTGTGTGTATTTTTGTTTCTGGATGGACGCAACCACCTCCGCCCCAAGTTACTTCATACCTACATTGATTTGTAAATAATGGAACAAACGCAGGGGATTTATCTTTTACGTGCTTTCTGAACTTTGCTAAATCCATAAGTTAGAATTGTTCTTCGCCGTTATCCGTTACTTTTTCGCTAATAGTTACGTCTTGCGTTATTTTATCACCGTATTTTTTAGGTTTAAGTTTAGATGCTAACCATTTTCTGGTTTCTATTCTTAATCGGCTTCTTTGTATATGCTCACCGTTTACAATGTAACCCTCAACTCTTCCGTCCTTTCCTAACTTTTCCATATAATCATTTTCGCCATTATCGGCAATGTCGATCATTTCGTCCGTTAGTGCATCGGCGCTTTCTTGTTTTGCTCTCGTGTATTGTTCCAAAAACTTATCATGAATAGAAAACCAATTGAACACGGTTGATATTGAAGGGCGTAAAGGGTTTTTACAGGCCGTCCGTAAAGATACACCTTGCGCTAGTTCAGCACAAAGGGCATCACCCATTTTGATAGTGTATCTTGTAGGGCGTCCGTTCTTCTTTTTTATTGCGGCCTTTTTCTTTACTGTCATTATACCGAACCTTGTATTTTCGATTAGTGTTTTGTTACCTAGTGGGTTTAGCTCCAATCGCCGTAGCATGTAGCTGCGCCTGTTAGCTCTACTTTGTAAAACCCAAGCCTTGGCACTCTCATTGTTTGAGGTACGTCAGTTAAATCCGCGACAAATGACCAAGAAGCGTTATCTTTATCCCTGACATAGCTTTTTGCTGTTCCTCCTGCTAGCGTTGTTTGAAGTAATACCTCATTCATTGCACCGGAATCTTTTGAGTCGCCTTGTTGCTCTACACCTGTTAATAATTGCATTTTACTTTCCTTTCACTGTTTGTGTTTATGTAGCTACTCTTTCTTTAATAGAAAATGTTGCTGTGCCTGTGAATCCGCTAGCGCCTGACTGTAAACTGCAACTAGTGGAGTTTGTGACTATAGCCGTATAAGTGCCGTTTGTTGATTGTCTTGTTTCATCAGCCCCAGGGCTTTCTATTCTCATATCACCCGATGATGTATTGCTTAACACCATAGTTACTAGATACTGTTTAGTTAATATTAAGCCTGTAACTGTTCGATAGAGTGTATATGCCGAAGCTGAAGCAATCGCTAGAGCGTCGGTATCTGCTAATTCCGCGCCGAAGTATAACGTAGTGTGCGGGGATACATAAAACATACCCACTTGCGATCTTGGCATTATATCAATTGGTGCTGCACCGCCGAATGGCACACCTCTAATTTGCGTTGCGCCAGCTACAAACACATAAGGGCTAGAATCTGTTAAATTTGGGTTAACATGTATTTCAGCAAATCCAACACCGAACGCATGTGTTTGTCCTTGCTCTAACCAAACATCAACAAATGCCGTGTCGGGATATTCTGCTACAGTATATTCGTCAGTAAACCTGCTTTCGTTTTGTGTAACCCAAAGGCGATTAGTGCTTGAATCAAGGCTACCCATAAACACGCCACGCAACGAATAAACTGGCTTATATTGGTTTGCTATCGCGGTTTCTGGGTTGTAATCATTCCAGGGTGCAAAAATACCTTGATAAGAAGT